GCGACGATCTCCGCGCCCTTGATGCCGCTGTTGTCAGCCATTTACCGTCCGCCGCCCCTGCGTCCTGCACCGACGTCTCCACGGCCCACGTTGCCGCCGGATCCGTAGCCGCGCGTTCCTGAGGTGCTGCCAACGGCGCCGCCGCCAGAGCTACGCGAACCGCCGCCCGTGCTGCGCATACCGCCAGCGCTGCTGCTGGTCTTGCTAGTGCCACCGCGAGGGCCTGCAACACCCATCTTTTCCAACGCCATGCGCTGCTGACGCTGATAGGCGCTCTCGGCCGTCTTGAAGGCCTTACCGGCCTTGGTCATGGTCGTGCCGGTCTTGGTGCCAGACGTGAAGCCCGTCGTCTTGCCGGTTGCTGGCGTGACGCCCATGCGGGCGGGCGCTGCGGGGCGGGACGGCGCGGGTGACGTGCGCTCGCGGGTCACGTTGCTGATGACCTGCGCGGCGGGAATGACGTTTGGCGTCGCTTTAGGAGCTTTGCTTGTAGGCGTCATCCGAATGTTGTTTAGTGCCATAATTCCGTCGCCGCCGGGTATAAAGCCGCGATTGGATGGGCCGATTGGCGAGGCATAACGACGGCCAATCGGGTTGGCCATGGTCGTCTTACCATAAACACCGGTCTGAAGGTCGCCCTTGCCAGCACGGCTGACGGACTGCGCCTCGCTCTTGCGCTGGCTGCTGCTCTTACCGCTGCGTGTAACGCTCTGTTTAGCCATTTTAGAACCCCTTCTTCATCATTGTGCGGCCCATCATGTTGGCGCGGCCCATCTTCGGCTTGGGCGCGGGCATGGGCATGGGCATGGTGCGCTTCTTGCCGCCGGTCTTCGGCTTAGGCGTCGGCATGGGCTGTGTGTACTTCATGTCCCCGCCAGACTTCGGTTTGCCCTTGGCAGCGCGCTGGACCGAGTATGCGATGGCCAAACTCTGCGGCTTTGGTTTTCCTGCTGCAAGTTCAGCCTTTAGGTTTTTGCGGAACGCCGACTTACTCGCGCTCTTCACTAACGGCATTTTGCGGCCCTCTCTCTACATATTCAAGAATAATCTCGCGGTTACGTTCAAACCAGCCCAATCGCGTGTTACATTGCTGGCATAAAACGCCGCGATAAGTGCGTGGGATTTTGTGATCTATACACATTTTATTGGCTTTTTCACCGCAAATTTCACAAGGTAAAGTGCGCAAATACTGCGCTTCCTTTAGGCTAAGGCCATACTTTTTCTTCGCGTCATAACGAAGCTGATTAAGCCTCAAATTAGCGGGTAAAGTACCTTTATTTGCGAATTTATGCACCATAAACGGTCACTTTTTCCGTGTTTTGGCCGACTTGCGGAAGGCAGCGGCGGTCGGTGCGCCCTTCGTGCCTGGTTTGCGCATCTTTTCGCCTGATCCGGCGGCGATCCGGGCGCGTTTTGCGTGAATATTGCTGTAAAGACCGGGTTTCATGGACAATTCCACCGTCTAAGAGACGCTTTAGCGCGTTCGCCGTTCTTGGCTTTAGCCGCAACGGCGCCCATTCTCTTGCAAAACGACGTTTTGCGCCCCTTGTCGGCCTCAGTCTGCGGGTTCGGCGCAGGCGGCTTGAGGTTAGACCCAGTAGCCTTATTGTAGCGCGAGCGGCCCTTGGCTGTCAGGCCAGCGCCTTTGGAGACGGGTAGCTTTTCGCCCCGTCCCACTGACAGCGATACGCCTTTGCGCGCCATTATGACCCTAGCCAAGAGGTTGCAACACTGGACTGACCATAGGCCCTGCGCGGCGACTTGTCAACGCGCTCGGTTCGTGAGCCGACAGGGAACGCGAACGTAACGGCTATCGCGTCCGCGGCGTCTGGGCTTGCGAGCCCACGGGCTTTCATCTCTTTCTTGCCTTCTAGGAAGATCGTCCCCTTGCTGTCCGGCTTCATCATGGGCGAGATCAGGTCGCTCTTCAGCGTCCGGTCCGGGCTGATCGACGCGCTTTTCAGCCATTCCCGCATCGACCCCCACATCTCGGCGCGCTTGTTGCCATACATGACCGGCTTGGATGACCTCGACCCAAAGTTCACTCCCCTGACCTTGTACCGCTGCTCCTTAAGGCGGTCCACGACGCCCGCCCCCAGTCCGCCCTCGTCAATGACGACGAGTGCAGGCTTGTACTCCTCAATGGCCTCGATGACGCGCCCGACCACCTCCATGGTGTCGTCGCCCCTGTACCGCTTGATGGCGACCAGGTCGCGTCCCTGCCTTACCGCGATGACCGTCGCGTCGGCACCGAAACGCGCTGGATCGACGCCCAGTACGATGGGGGCTGAGGTGTCCTTGTAGCGGGGGCGGTCCATGGCGTCATCGACGAGATGAACGGGGATGAACTGGTCATCTCCAGCACTGGGAAACTCACCGTAGACTTCGACGTGAGCCTGAACGCTGTCAGGCCCGTATTCGTGGATGATTTGCTCATAGACTGCCTTGTCCGTACCTTCGACCGACCGGGCATCGACGGTCTTGTTGCGCCAGAAGTCCCGCTTGGCGTGGAACGCCTCGTAGAAGTAGCCCTGATTGCGGCGGGGGTTGGAGAACGCCATCCAGAAGCGATGCGGCGTGTTCTCAGAAAAGAACCCTGCCGCAACGGACCAGATGCTGTCGGGAATGCCCGAACTTTCGTCAAATATCAGCATCATGCCGTCCATGTTATGGGCACCAGCATATGCGTCGGGGTTTTCTTCAGACCAAAGGCGGCCTTCTACCGACCAATATCTACAGCCTTTTTTAAGGTCGCGCTCCACCAAATCTGTGAGCCATTTGGCCGGTGAAATACGAGTGGCGCTAATTTCAAACCAATGGCTGTTTAACCCCATGGACAACCATTTTGTAATTTCGGCCCAAGTCACCGACCGCAACTGCGCTTCTGAGTTGGCGGATACAATGACAGTTGAGCCTATCCGGGTCGTAACCATCCATAGGATTAGCCAGCTAACAAGTGCTGATTTGCCGATACCTCGACCAGACGAAACAGCCATTCGAAACACTTCATAATCGACGCGGCCATTGTTGGCTTTAATGTGGTCGCGCAACTCTATAAGGACTTCTCGTTGCCACTTGCGCGGGCCACCAAAATTTTCAAGCGGCGTTCCTTTTTTGCCCCACGGAAAGTTAAAGCGGACAAACGCCAACGGATCATCTTTGATGGCGGCAGACCAAAACGTCGCCATCAAGTTCTGTTCTTCTATGGGGTCATATATGGGCGTTTGCATTGGGATAATGTTCCAGTTCAGCGTTGCGGCGGACTTGTATGGCCTCTTCTAACGTATCGTATACGCCCAGATGCATTTGCTTTTTGTTGACGTTTATAGTGGCTGCCCACTTATTGCTGACTTTATGGTGATAAACGCCAGTTACGCCGCTTCTGTTTGATTTGCGTATTGGCTGGTTCTGGCAATTCTCCGACCGTGTAGCTTCGCGCAGATTGTCAATACGGTTATCGTGGCGAACGCGATTGATATGGTCAAGATCGCCACTAGGCCAACGGCCGTGCGTATAGAACCACGCTAAACGATGTTCTGTTACAGTTGAGCCTGCAACAGTCACGTACCGATATCCTGAATAGTGTGTTGTGCCCGCCCGGTCGCCCGCTTTGACGCGCCCGCCAGGGCGGTCAATCGCCCACGTAAAATGCCCTGTGTGCGGGTCATAATGGATTAGTGTCTTTAGTTGATCTTGTGTAAGAGAGTGCATAGCCGCCGTCCTCATCACGGTTGGTTAAGGAGCCGTCAGACGTTAGCGCGTCTGCGGCTCCAACTGTATCTAACACAGAACCTTCGATAACTCTAGCCTTTGCTTCTTCTAAAGCGGCTACAATACTAATTTTTTGTTCGACCTGGAGCTGGATCGATTGCGGAGCCGACCACTTGTGGGCGTAGCGCAGCACCTCAAGCGCGGCCTTGGCGTCCCCTTGCGCCGCCGCGTCGTTCAGCACGGTCGCCATGGCAAGCTCGCCGTCCGCGCGCCCCTTCTGCTCGGCATACTCCGCGACCGGGTCCATCTGGCAGAGCCTGCGGTACTCGGTCGGCGTCATCCCGGCAGCGAGGGCCAGCGTGTCGCCCTTGAGGCCCATCCGCGCCGCGTTGTAGATGGCCTCCAGACGCGCCTCTGTGGCGGTCAGCGGACGCGGTTCGTAGGGGAGAGACTGGAAGGTCACTTCTTCTTTTTCATGGCTTCGGCGCGTTGCCGTCCAAAACGAAGTTCAATGCGCTTTCGATTTTCATCTTGTTGCGCGCTGACCGCGCGGGCTTTTGGAGACATTTCGGCTCGCTGCACCTTTAGCAGCATCTGTTTCGCTTTGAGGTTTTTGGTGGACATCACCGCTTTGCCAGCGGTTGTTACACGTTCGACGGCGTTCTTACCGCGCACATACTGCTGCGATCCGTCAGGCATCTTACGGGTCTTTAAAACATTTTTTTTAGCGGGCGGTAAACCTTTAGGCATGATGCGTCTCCGTTGACTTTACGCAACTTACCATAGGGTGGTTGCGGTGAAAATAAAAAATTTTGTTTGTGGCCCTTGGCCACAGCAACAGCGGCAGCGCTCGGTCCTGTCCCCCCCCTCCCTTCGCGCTCGCAGCATTTTTTGCAGCGCAGCAACGCAGCAGCAAGAAACTGTAACCGATCCTGTTACCGGAACATATTCCTAACAGGCAAGCCTGGCGGGAATGGTGCTCGTGGC